ATGAAGGGGGCTTAATTAAGCCCCCTAGAGTTTCCATGGACACTATTTTGATTTCTTAGTTGCGCGGTTGTACGTGTTGATTAAGTTCTGAGATGCGCCATCTCCTGTCTTAGCACCAATTTCTATGTAGTAACTCATAGCTTGGTTCTTTCGCCAACCTCGTTCAACCATCAACTTGTTGACATCCTTCATTGTATACTTACTCATGCATCCTCCTTCTTTAGATTCTTTCGTTTAGGTTTCTCTTTTAATGGTGGCAGACCTTTAACACTTCTCATGATAGTATCCAAGGCAGCCTGAGTTATCTGCACTGTCCTACCACTAGAGAGTGATATACTTCTAGCCTCTTCATCAATGAATATTACTTGGTTCATATTCAACCAATGAGTGTTTAGCTTTACCCACATTTTCCCTCCAACTCAAACTCTATCAGCATATCAATACAGTGCTTGGCCTTAGCCAGATCCTGTAATGGTGTACCCTTATCCTGATAACGAGTGACATACTTAATGATTGTATGCTGTAGTGCGTTCAACTCGTTAGCCATAGAATACTGCATAGGCTGTATAGATAGGTTAGTGTAGTGAGTACCTCCAACTTGAGTCTCACTGGCTAACTTCTCAAAGTCAAACAAAGGTTCTATCCTATCTTCAATCATAACTATATGGTTCCTCTAGTTGCATCTCTAGGTTGTGGAAGTTTTTTTCAATAAGATCCTCAAACCTATTAACTATATCTCCAGATTCTAATTGCAGTACGTCAACAAGGATAACCTCATCCAACTGCTTCAAGCGATCTTTCAACTCTTCCAAAGTTAGAGCCATAAGTCCTCCGTAGATACGACATTGATACAGGCAACTCATCAAAGCTACCATCGTGTACATCATTGAACACCCATAGACCAGACCATGATCCGTTAGTCTGAGGGTTAAGGTATGCCTCGTCATGTTGATAGTAGATACCAGCAAACAGACCTGTCATATTTAAACCATCAGCCCTACGTGCATAGGCTATGTCTCTATCTTGAACATGGCCCATGACACAACTCATGTACTTCTTCTGTAGCAGTAGCTTGGCAGAAGACACTGGCCTACCCATAACACCAGAGGTAAAGTAGTGACAGTATGCCACACCATCTATGACGATAGGGTCTAGGAAGTCTTGCACCTCCCATCCTTTAAGATCAAGATCAGCAAAGCTAATCAGACCATCCAGCTTTGAGTCGTGTTCAACAGCACGTTCAATACGATACTCATGGTTGCCTAGTAAGAACACTAAGCGAGGATTCCATTGCTTCTTCTTTCCATTCTTAAGACGTAACTGTTCTCGTTTGATAGGTGCTAAGAACATCTTCATTGCTTCATTACCTGCTGCAATGTCCTTAGTGTACCGCCTACCTTCAAAACTCTTAGTCCCTACATCATAGCTGCTAAGACTTGGCATGTCCCAATGATCACCTAGATGTACGATCACATCAGGTTTCATCTTAACTGCATAGTGTCCAGCCCATGTCATATGGTCATAGTTAGCATCAGGTTTGATCTGAGTATCTGGTATAATTAGATGTCTCATTTCTTCTTCCTTTTAGTTCGTTCTTCTCGTTCATCACGGGTCTTAGTTCCATGACAAACATAACATAGTATTTGGTACCCATCTTCCTCTAAGAACATACGAGTGATATAGGTATTCCAATCTATGAATCCTTGTGAAGGATCGACAACAGGGTTAATGTGATCAACAGCAGCATTATTCCTACGTCTTGACTGACCCCTAAGAGGCGGCAAAGTAGCAGGGCCAACAGTGCCACAACCAGCACATAAGTACCTCCCAGTAGAAACTCTAGCAGATTTCTTAACATCAGCTTTGACACCCCATTTACTGTGCGCTCCACGTAGAGCAGAGATTATGAAAGACTTGTGTCTAGCTTCTGTCCATCGTCCGTTGTTACGGGTCTTGGCGGTTGCCATATCTCATCTTCCTTCCTACGTAAGTGGAGCAGTATGCCATTCTCTATGGCCCGTTCTTCACTGCCTAGTTTTTCTACACAGGTGTCGTACATTTCTAACTCAGTCTTACCTTCCAATAGCTTTGCAGCTTTCTTAGGGCCAATGCCTTGAACACCTTTGATGTTGTCAGCAGTATCACCTACTAGGAATTGCATATAGAAATTATACACAGCTTCCTCCTTAGTAATGTAAAAGAGTTCCTTCTTAACGAAGTTGTAATGTCCACACACAAGCTGATAGAAGTCCTTGTCTAAGGATACTATGATAGCCTCTGGGTTCTGTGTTGCTCTTATAGCTATCCGATCATCTGTCTCTTCACCTTGAGTCACAACTGCGCCATGCTCTGCTACTAGGTAGTCCCGTATAGCAGAGATGTGCGTAGGTTTATTGCTTGACTTTCTATTACCCTTATACTCAGCAGTAACAGCATAGTCATGACGGAAGTTATCTGGGCCAGTTAGGTACAGTTCAACTTCATGTTCCTCATCGTCAGAGTCCATCACTAAATCTTCAATGATGGTTGTGAGGTAGTTGCTCATAGTCTTACAAGCAACCTCCTCACTCTCATCCTCACAGGCGAAGCCGATACGATAACAGAATATATCAGCGTCTATGAGAAGTAACATCTATAACTCTGGTACATCGTCAAAGGCTGCATCGTCCTTGGTGAAGACAACGAGATCATCGACACGCGCCTTGGATAAACCAACACCAACACCTGTCTTACCCTTGAAGTTATAGTCGTAAGGCTTAATGATAAACGTACACTTGCTACCATTGCCTACTGGATTCTCCATCTTAAAACCATCAGCATCCTCTACGCGAGGTGCAAACTTGGTTGACTTGGCAGTTACAAAGTAACCACGATCATCACCCTTGTTCTTAACACTGATGCCCATACCCTCCAAGCGATCTACTTGTTCCTCAGATAGCTGACTCACATCAACTTGATACTTATCTGACATCTCATTCTTCTCTAGGAAAGAGAACCAGAAAGCGGTGGCTTGGATCTTTACTACTTCATTTAGATTTTGCATGGATTTTAATTCCTTAATAATTTAAAAGTACACTAGACCTAATTGCAAAGTTTCCATGGAAACTCTAGTGTGTTTCTGCCCAACTGTGACCAACCTTATAGTCACCATCTAATGGACAATTCATATTGAACCACTCACCAGCTTCTTTGATAGCGAGTCTACCTAACTCACCTACCTCATCGGCATAGCGTTCAGTGGTTTCTATCTGCCACTCATCATGTACATTAGCAACTATCTTAAACCATACCCTGCGCTTATTTAGTTTCTCATGTAGTATGACCAGTGCTTTCTTCATTACTACAGCACCTGCTGATTGCAATAAAAAATTCAAAGCTGAATGCTCTGACTCGACACGCAACCTTCTGCCGTCCAGCCCCTGTAGTGTACCATTAGTACGCATAGCAGTCAACACCTTCTTCTTTAGCCTAGCATAGGCAGGAAGATTCTTCATGAACTTATCAACTAACTGCTTACCCTTATGAGATGAGCCTCCAGCGATCTGTCCTATCTTTGCACTACCTCCACCATAAATCAGAGCGTACACAAAAGTCTTTGCTTGATCTCTAGTTTCTAAGCCAGCCATCTTTTGATTGTATGTATGTATATCTCCTTCTAATAATTGTTTAGTGTAAGCCTTATCATTCATGTAGTGGGCAAGCATTCTCAATTCTAAACCAGAAGCGTCTATACCAACCAACACATTACCCTCATCAACAATCCAACAGGCACGACAGTCAGTTCCATACCATGAGTCTCTACCCCATAGTAACTCACCTGTCTTCTTGTCATGCTTACTAGCTGGCACCTGTGCCATGTTAGGACTCTGATGTGTCATACGTCCAGAGACAGCACCATTAGTTATCACACGCCCATGCACACGACCATCATCAGCCACTGCATTAACCCAGTTATCTATCTGACCTACTCGTTTCTGTAAGGTTAGGTACTCACCTATAAGCCTTGCTTCTGGTAGATCAATTGATGCTAAGGTCTTCTCGTTAACAATGATGTTACCCTTCTCAGTCTGGTCTTTAAATACTATTCCTTTTCCTTGGAGGCGTTAGGCAATTTGCTTTCTGCTTCCGAGGTTAAAGACTGTGACTTTATCCTTGAGTTTCTTTCCTGTCTTTTCCGAGACTCGTTCCTCCACCAAGGGTGGGAAGACTTCTTGGACTTCTCTTTCGAGGGCATTCATACGCTCCATAAGGTTAGTTAATAACTCGTTAGCCCTGCCTATGTCTAACTTAAAACCATTGATCTCTTGCTGAGATGTTATCACTGCTACTTCATGCTCTAACTGTATGCTCTCATCAGAGAATCCATCCTGCTTGAGTGCAGTAGTTAGGTACTCTTCTAACTTAACTGTTAAGGATACGTCACGCTTACAGTATGTGATCATCTCTTCTGATAGGCCACCATCATAATCATGAAAGTCAATCTTAGAATAACCAAGACGTTCTCCCCATGCTTCTAATGAGTGTCCACCTGATAGCCTAGGATTCCATAGCCTTGACATTAGCAGTGTGTCCCTTAACTTATTATCAGGGATTACTAGATTCCATAGTTCCTTTAGCTTAGGTGCATCAAAGTTGACGATGTTATGTCCTACGAATACCTGATCTCGTACTGAAAGATCGCGTGAACATTTGTCTACTATCTGCATTGGATTCCTTAGTACGCTTACTCTTTTCTCTCCTGTTATGTTCAAGCCACAGCACCATATGTGATCCATAGCCATAGTTGTTTCTATATCTAATGTTATCATTGTCTTCTATTCTCCCTAGTACATAGTTGCCTATCTTACTCATTCATCACCTCTCGCATGAGTCTGAACACGACTCCTAAAGAATCCTTCATGGCTAGGAGATTCCTTCATAAACTTTCTAGCATAGAAGGGACTCCAGTTATTATTTATTTTAAACTCACCACCAGAATCAATAATAGTTTCCCATCTCAAGGCATGGAAGACAGCCCTAGAACTGTAGTGCTTACGAACAGCCATTGCTTTCAATGCAAACCTTTTGAAGCCCTCATATATTTCGGGATGTTCGCTATCAAACTCATTGAAATTCGCATCAGTATACTTAGTCATACGTATTCTCCTTGTTGTACTTTCTTATAGAAATACTCAGGGCCGCGTGAACTATACCACTTATCTACTGCATTAGTTCTCCACTTACCTGTAGCTACAATGTACGTGAACTCATTATCAATAACTAAGTTACGTCCGTACCCTTGGTCTAACACCTCAGCACCTAGCTCATCGAACTCTATCAACACACCCACTCGCTTGAGTGCTACCTTGATAGCTTGTCTAGCTGATGGATCATTGCTGTTGCCTAACAGGTGCATGAGATCATCACGCTTACTTACCAGTTCATCATATGTCATAGTGCGTCCTCTTCTAATACTTCTAACATTCTACCAGTAATGTGATCATAGAGTAAAGGAGATGCCTTACCCGTTGT